TTATAGTCTCCAACTGGTATTAAAAAGTATTCTGCACCAAACAATCCATGTCGATTAGAATTATAAGAGGCATATACAATGTGTTCAATTTTAAACTTGTCAACTAACTCTTTAAATAACTTTCCTAAATCTTTATCATACACTGAAGATTTAGAATTTACAGCAGATCCTATTCTACCTTTATTCCATGGACCTGATGTTACCTTTGCAGCTCCCATTCTAATGCCTCCTGACTCTCTGACTAACATAGACTTACTTCCTAGTTTTTTAATGTGAGGTAAAGCTTCTGTTAATGTGTCTAGTACACTTGAACTTTCAATAATGTCCTCTAATAGTATGTCTTTTAATATGTCTTTAAGTTTAATCATTTTCTTCTTCTTTAACAGCTTCTACTATGTCTTTTTTAGCTTTAGTAAATTTGTCTACTGACGATAATCCTAAACATCCAAATGCCAACAGTGCAACTGCGTTAACTACTGCATCTGATGGTTTAATGTCACCATGAGAACAACAATTAATAAATAAGGATGCACATAGTGACAGTGAACATACTATGCCTACAAATCTTTTTGACGATGGACATCCTGTTTCATCTTTAAACAATCCTCCTATCCAACTTTTCATTTATTATAAATATATTAAGCTTGTTAATTGATAAAATGATATATATATTAAGTTAAGAGTCTTTGTAGCTCAACTGGATAGAGCACATGTTTTCTAAACCTGCGGTTTTGTGTTCGAGTCACAACAGAGACACAGTATATATGTATGGTCGGTTCGTCTAGCTGGTCTAGGACATTAGATTTTCATTCTAAAGATCACGGGTTCGAATCCCGTACCGACTACTAAAAGTAGAAACAACGCGTCCCCAGTTTCTTGTTGACCATGCACAGTCAAAGGATTTATAAGGATGCTAAAAGTAGAAACAACATCTCTGAGTTTCTTGTTCCGTGCATAGGGAAGGAGTTAAAGGGGAGTGAGATTGGGTGACGTTTGTCTTTTGTAACTCAACAATAAATAGAAAAAGGCGGAGTCAGGTGGTGAAACGGTAAACACAAAGGGCGTTGCTCTAAATATGCAGGTTCGAATCCTGTCCCGACTACTAAAGTGTAGGTTCTTTGACATAAAAAACAAAATAAACAATATGGAAATATTATCATTTACTTTTGGAATACTTACGATGGTTGCTATTATTATAGTAGTGGCTGCTGTTGTTGGTGTTGTGAAGGTAGTAAAACAGCAAGAACAATTAGAACAATTACAAAAAGACATTGAATGGATCAATAATCGATTTGATAATGAACGACGTGATTTAGAAACTCTAATCAACAATGTTGAAACTTCAACAGATGGACGATTTGATCAAATTGAACGTCACATTAGTGAAATAGCAGATAACATCAATCAAAGAATTAATAAGGAGAATGAGCAAATTTATCGTAACATACATGATACTCATTCATATATCGATTCCCGAATTGACAAATTAGAAGCAAAAAAACAATTAATTAAAGGATAAATTAAACCCGTTAAAAGAACCTACACTTTTTAAAATTTCTACATATTTATAATAAAATTAAAACAACATGAAAAAATCACAACTACGTCAAATTATCAGAGAAGAAATTTCTAAAGCTATCAATGAAAATCCCTTAAATATTGATGAAGGAGCTCCAAATTTACTAAGAATGGCTGGAGAATTTTTTAGCATTCCTGGTGTTTACAGCGATAAAACTAAAATGAATTTAAAAGATTTAGAAGCTAAAATGGAAGAAATGGGATTTGCAAGAGGTGGTGCAATATGGAATGCTATTTTAGATAAAGCAGTAGAATATGGTTTTAAAGGAGAAGTTGGAATGACTGGCAAAATGGCAACATTCACAGGAGAAAAAAGTGCAGCGCAAAAAATTGGCGCAACAGCAGCGGGTGTCACTAGTACACGTAGAAAAGCTGAGTAATATTAACAGTTAGGCTTCCAAGATCCTTTAACATATATTTAATCATAATTAAAAATAAAGGTTATGATGATTTACAAAATTGAACGATTTAAAGAATTAGAAGTAGGTTTTCCATTTGCTCGTTTTACCGATGATGAATGGGGCAAAATTGATGACTTAGAAAAAACCGGAATTGATTTAGAAGAAACTTCATGTATTTCAATTGGAATGTACACACACGCATACATTGATTGTCTAACTAAATTATTCTCAAAATACGATATTCCACTTAAGGTTACAGACGTTACAGCTCAATATACCCATACTCAATCTACATTTGATGAATTTACTAATAAATATATTTCCCAATTAGATAAAATAGAAGAATTTATGTTAGCGAATACATCAGTAGATGATGTGTTAGATAAAATTAATGGATTTGGAATTGAATCACTTAATAAAATTGACAAACAAATTTTAGAAAGTATTAATTAAAAATAAAGGTTATGGAAAAACGATTTAAACCCCTTAAACGGATTACTATTCCTGAGTCAGATGTTTACATATCTGCTGATGAAGATTTTCAAAATAACTTTATTAGTTTTTATACGCTAGAAAAAATAGACAATGAATGGGATGATGTAAAATACTTTACTAAACGTACTAAAAAGCCTATTCCTAGTTTTGGAGAGGGTAAAGAAATTATTTACGTTATGTCTAATCCATCAATGCCTAACTTAATTAAAATAGGATACACTGGTAAAGAAATAGAAATAAGACGTTCTATTTTGTCTAAACCAACAGGTGTTCCCACCCCATTTAAAATTGAATATTTTTATAAACTACAAGGAAGGGGAATGGAACTAGAAAGAGAAATACATAAATATTTAAAAGAATATAGACTCAACAATGACCGTGAATTTTTTGAGTTAACATTAAAACAAGCTATAGACGCAATAAACTTTATTGGAAAAAATTACACTTAAACTTGCTGATTTAAAAATAAATCATTATATTTATAACTATGAAACAAATACTTTTTACATTAACATTAGCCCTCGCAGTTATCTCTTGCGGAACAAAATCAACGAACACAGTAGTTGACACAGTTAAAACAGTTGATACCATAATCACAGTTGATTCTGTTAAAGTGGATTCCATTAAAATTGACACAACTGTCAAAAAATAAATTAAAATGGATTTAAAAAATTTGCTCTATATTAAATATAGAGCTTTTTTTATTTTAAACTACCTTTATAAAATACATATTTATCATTAAATATATGTTTAACACTCTTAAAAACGTTTTTTAGCATTTTATATGTTGGATATTAATAATATATTAAATATATTTGACTCTACTGACAATAGTAAAGATGATGAGGTGTCGTCATTAATAGATTTTTCTGAACATCCGTTGTTTTGGATTGGTGGATATAATAAAATTGTAAATAATTACACTTTCTTTTTTCAATATTCTATTAAAAATTTTAAAGATATTTTAAAAGATGATGAAGATTTAGTAAATGTAGAAAATGCAACAAAACAAGTACTGTTCAATAAAGCCTGGGAGTATATACGAAATATAAATGTGTTTAATACATTTCATGTTGAATGTATAAAATTAAAGTCTAGTGATTCATTAATACAGACTTTAGATTTAGGCATAAAATTTTTTGAAGAAAAAGAAGAATTTGAAAAATGCGCATTATTAAAAAACATTCAAGATATAGCTAAAGGTTTTGTAATTTAAATTTGGCTGTTTAATTTTTACAATGTATATTAATACTACGGGAAAAAAAGAAACATAAATAAACAATAATATGAAATATAGAGATGCAATTTTGAAAAAATTAGACAATGTTGACTCAAGTTTAAACCGCCTAAATTTAACTTTAAATCAAGGTGACAGAGATGGATCTTACACAGTTATAGAAACCTTAAGAGAACAAATTGAACAAATTAAAGGTTATATCGAAGCTGAAGGTATGACTGGAAACGAAGGATAATTAATTTAAAAATAAAAGTTATGAAGCTTACCGCTGAACAAATTCAAGACAACTGGATTAAGTTTGAAAAAACTATAACCTCTTACATTTCAGAGCCTAGACGCTCTAAATTGTTAGATTTCTATCAAAAACACAGTGAACGTTTTATGTTGATGCCTGCGTCACATAAAAAAGAATACCATAATGCATTTCCAGGAGGATACATTGATCATGTTAACAGAGTAGTTGACTGTGCTTTAAAAGTAAATCAACTATGGATTGAAATGGGAGTTAACTCTTCTACATATACAGAAGAAGAAGTTGTATTTTCAGCTTTAAATCATGATTTAGGAAAATTTGGAGATGAAAATAATGAATCTTACCTGCCACAAACTGATCAATGGCGTAAAGATAAATTAGGAGAAGATTATAAATTCAATGACAATTTAGAATATATGTCTGTTCCAGATCGTGGACTGCATTTACTTATGTCTAATGACATTCCTTTTTCTAAAAATGAAATGTTAGCTATTAAATTACATGATGGGCTGTATGATGATTCTAATAAATCCTACTTAATGAGTTGGAGACCAGAAACAAGACCACGTACTTCATTAATATTTATTGTTCATCAAGCTGACTTAATGGCTGCTCGAATTGAATTTGAACATGAGTGGTTGCCTAAATTTAAGAATAACTTGTCTACTGCAAATAAGGACATTATATTAACTCCGAAATTGAAAAAAACACCAACTAAAGTGAAGGCTTTAAGCAGCATTAAAAGTGAAGGTTTAAAAGGTGTAATGGATAATTTTTTTAAAGATTAAATAAAAATAAAAGTACTAAATAAAGGTTGTGGTTTAAAGCCATGACCTTTTATAATTTAATTTAAAACTTCAAATTATGATAATAACAATTTTTATACTTACAATAATAATATTCATATCTGTTTACACTAACTATAATTTACTAGTGAAAAATGAAAAATATGAAGACATGGTTAAAAAATATGAAAAACACATCAGTGATGTTTCCAATGTTATTGAATTTTCAAACGCGAAACTAAAAGAAATAGATGCTAGAGAAGCATTTAAAAGTGATGATGAAATAGGATGGTTTTTTGATCAAATAAAATATTTACAAACACAACTAGATGACTTTAAAATAAAAAAATAATATGAGAAAACCTAACCAAAAAAGATACTTTACTCAAGAAACACAGGATGCAATTGTGTTGTACAACAGTAGTATAGATCCTATTGAAAGAAGTAAAATATATGGTGAGCAAATTCACTATGCTTTTTTTAAACTTACCCAAAATATAATTCATACATTTAAATTTTACCATACAGAAGTAGAAAATATTGAAGATCTTCAACATGAAATTATTACATTTTTACTGTCTAAAATTCATTTGTTTGACGGAAATAAAGGAACAAAAGCATTTTCTTATTTTGGTACTATTGTTAAACGCTGGTTAATATTATATAATGAAAAAAACTATAAGAAAAAAGTAGTATCTGTTCCTATAATGTCTATAGAAGAAGATAATGGACATTCTTACACAATAGAAGAAAATAACTCGCCTAGTGATAAACTATCATCCAATGACAGATTATCTTTATTTATGGATTTATACACTGAACATTGTACTACAAATATTTACAAATTGTTTCCAAAAGAAAATGATGCTAAAGTGGCAGACGCCATTCTTGAACTGTTTAGACGGCGAGAGAATTTAAACATTTTCAATAAAAAGGCACTATACATATACATTAAGGAAATTATAGACATCAAAACTCCAAAAATTACTAAAATAGCTGATAAATTATATAAAATATTTAAAAAAAGTTATGTCTTTTACTTAGAAAATGGATATATAAAATTTCAATAAGTTCTATATTTATAACAAACACGCACAATTATACTATGGAAGGCTTAAACTCAGAAATATTTGGTGACAAAAAGTTTAAAGATCTATTAGAAGAAATTTATACAAACCAAAAGAAAAAAGAAAAACAAATATCAACATTAATTAATGAGTTAAAACCTATGGTAAGTGACATAGGTGACGCTACATTGATTGTTCCTTTAATTAAAGAATACTTAGAAATAGGTGTTAAAAATGATGAACAGTTAATTAAAATGGCTACCATTATTCAACGATGTATATCTACATCTCAAGTTAACAGTGAAGGAGGATATACCATTTCTGAAGAAGAAAAATCTCAACTGTTATCTGAAATAAACAAATTAAATGATAAACCTGAAAAATAATGGATTACGGTTACAGTGGTTTATTTAAAAGTCAAAATAGAGGTAATTCTAATAATATAGATTTATTTAGTGAAATTGGTACTTTAAAAAATAAAATTACACCAAATAGAGTTAAAAGTATTATTTTAGATCAAAATCATGAAAAATTTGAAGATTTAGGAGGATGGAATGCTTTAGGAACTATAGAAACATCTGATGGAAGATTTATTAGACCTCTTAATTCAAACTCAAAAATTTTTCCTTTAATAAATGAAATTGTTTACATAGTTGAAGGATTAAATATAGCTGGAGAAAATCCTCAATTTACAATTCCTTCTTCCTATTATATTACTAATGTAGGAATTTGGAATCATCCTCATCATAATGCTTATCCAAATGAAAATGTAAATCAAAATGAAAATGATGCTAATGACTATGAACAAGCATTTAATGGAACTATTAATGATACAACAGATGATGTTACTGTAAGACGAGTAACAGATAACTCTACAGGAATAAATTTAGGTAAAACATTTGTAGAACGTTCTAACATTCATCCACTATTACCTTTTGAAGGAGATTTTATACAAGAAGGTAGATGGGGAAATTCATTACGTTTTGGAAGTACAGTTCAAGAAACTCCAAATAATTGGTCTATGTATGGTCAAAATGGAGATCCCATTACTATACTTAGAAATGGACAAGGAAATCAAACTGAAGAAGGATGGATACCAATTATAGAAGACATAAATAATGACAATTCATCTATTTACTTAGCTAGTACACAACAAGTACCCTTAATAACATCAGGTAGATTAGATGAAGGAGGAAAAACAGATTATTCTAGTTACAATAACTCAGATGTTTCAATACCTATATCTCCTACCCAATATACAGGAAATCAAATTATATTAAATGCAGGAAGACTAGTATTTAATGCTAAAGAAGATCATATATTATTAACTTCTCCTTTATCTATAAATTTAAATTCCCAAGATTCTATTAATATAGACACAACTAAATTTATAGTTCAATCAGATTTTATATATTTAGGAAATAAAAGTCAAGCAACTGAACCTTTAATGTTAGGTACTCAAACTATAGAATGGTTAAAATCATTAATGGAAACTGTTGAAAATTTAAATAATGCTCTTACAGGATTAACATCTTTACCAGTTGCTCCATTTACTTCAGCTGTTTTTCCTGAATTGAATGCTTCTGCTTCAAATGCACAACCTATAATTTCATCTTTAAAACAATCATTAAATGATAATATATTAACTTCAAAAAATAACTTTACTATATAATGGCTAATGATTTAAATGTTATTGTTTATCAAAATAGAAATCCAAAAGATCTCCTTAAAGATGTAAATTATTATGGATGGTTTAATTTTCAAAAATTTATTGATAATTCTAATAATCCAATAGCAATAAATTTTAGAAGTAAAGGAAGTATAATAAATACTAATGAAGGAAAACCTATAACTAATAATATAATTGCTGCTTATAATGCACAAACAACTCCTCCATTACAAATTTCACAGATAAATATAATAGCTGCTCAAAAATTTCATAATAAAACAGATCCAAATGTGTTAATAGATGAAGGATGGGTAGGTACTCAAACTAGACAACTTAAATTTCCTGCTCTAATATTCTTTTACACTGCAAAATATTTATCTAAAGAAGGAGATAAAAAAACAATGAATAAAGAAACATTAGTAGAACCAATTCATGGTGGCTTAGATGATTATGGAATAGAATGGTATTCTCCAGTAATATGGGGCAATAAAAGATATGTAATTGAATCTAAAAAAATACATGATATATGGGAAAAAAATAAAAGTACAATATCAAAATCATCTGAAAATGTAAAAGATAATAGTAAAGCATATGAACTTCAAGGTGCAACTTTTAATAGAATATTATCTGAGTCAGGTCCAAAAATTAATGATATTAAAGAATATGATTCAACAATACATAAAAATATAGATGGAATTACCTTACAAGATGGTAAATATCCATTTGTTCCCACTCGTACAATTTTAAGAAATTACAACCAAAATGCAGATATTGGAATTTCTTGGGGAGATAATGAGATAAATTCTACTTCTCAAAATTGGTTTAGTGAACAACCATTAAAACCAACTCCATGGCCTATTCCATCAATAATTAAAACTACCCCTACACAAACTACAACTAACATTAAAAATAATGCGACATTAAAAGACATAAATACAATTACTAATACAATTATTAGTAAATTACCTTCCTAATTAAAAATATGAATGAAACTAAAATTTCATCTTTAATACTTAAATCTGGCCAAAAATTAATATCAATTTTAATTCCTAAAATTGTTGATTTAATAGCAGTAAAATCTAAAATTGATACTAAACTTATAATAAAAGTTATATCAATGGATAAAGAGTCAGCTAAACAAGGAGGCATAGATGAAATACTTAAACAAGCAGGTAAAATAGGTGTATGCATTCCTGCTATACCATTACAAGCCATTGTAGATGTAAGAAACTCAATGATGGATTCATTAAATGCTGCCTCTACATCTGTAGACACTTTAAGTAAAACTTTAAATCCATTAAAAACAACATCAGATGGAGTAACTAAAACAATAGATGTCACAAATGTAGCCATTTCAGTAGCAAAAATAGCTGTGGCTCTTATTCCAACACCTCCTCCACCAATACCAAGCCCAGCATCAGCAGCATTACTTCAAGTTGGAACTGTAGAAAAATTAGTTGAAACTTTAAAATTTAATTTAAATGGTATTATAAACCAAATAACTTCAACACAAAGCGCAATAAATTCTGTCAATCCTATTTTTACTAAAATTACAAATTTATTTAAAGTAATAGATAAGTATTTATTAGGATGTAATGTAAATGCAGCAAATCTAACACCACTAAATCCATCTTTACAAGCATTAGATAACATTCAAAAACAACAAGTGGTAGATGCTCAAAAACCAACTTCAACTTCCTTTTCTCCAATAACTTATAAAGGATTTATATTAGATATAGTTACAGTACCTTTTTCACCAACAGTAAATAGAGTAAGAGCTGTTGCAAAAAATCCACAAGATATAATAATGTTGCAAACTCCACTTTCATTCACAACTACTCCGCAGGTATTAATAAGTGAAATTAAATTAATAATTGATTCAAATCCCAATTTAAAAGCAGAATAATTAAATATTTATAACAAATGAACGCAGACACACTTAAAAAAATCATCAAATCAGCAGTAAAAGAAGCAATTCAAGAAGAATTGAAGGACATTTTATTAGAAGCTGTTAAAAGTAACAAACAGCCTATTAATGAATCATATCGATCTAATGATGATAGAACATTAAATTTTAACACAAATACTATACCTCATCAACAGTCTATAAAATCTCCAATTGATGCTAAAAAATCATATATGGACATTTTAAATGAAACAGCACAAGGATCCAAGTCAGGATTTGATGGTGAATTTAAAGTTAATGGTTCTGTAAATACTATGTCTGAAGGAAGCGCACTTCCTGAAGGCCAACTTGGTTTAGATCAAATAATGAATTTAATTAAAAGATAATGGCATTTGGCGCTAAAAAAATATTTCCAATTGACACTAGACCTGGAACAGCTATAGGTATTGCTATACCTTTTAATGCGCCCGCTGCTTTTTTTTCAACATATCTTACTAAAGATGCAATACGAAATAATTTATTAAATTTCTTTTTAACTAATAAAACTGAAAGATATTTAAACAACAGTTTTGGAGCCAATTTAAGAGCATTTGTTTTTGAACAAATTACAAATGACAATTTAGAAAATCTTAAATCAGACATTCAGTCATTAATAGCTCAATATTTTTCAAATATTAAAGTGGACAGTTTAAATTTACTACAATCTCCAGACAACAATGAAATTACAGTTCAATTAAATTACAGTATAATAAATACAGGAATAACTGATCAAATACAAATAAATTTTGGATAATGGCAAGTAATAAAAACATAAAATATATAAATAAATCTTTTGATGAGTTTAGAGGCAGTCTTATAGATTACTCTAGAACTTACTTTCCAACCACATATAATGACTTCAGTGCTGCATCACCAGGCATGATGTTTATGGAGATGGCTGCTTATGTAGGAGATGTTTTATCATTTTATTTAGACAATCAAGTACAAGAAAATTATCTTCAATTTGCTCGCCAGTCAAATAACTTATTTGAATTAGCATATATGTTTGGTTATAAACCAAAAGTAACAGGAGTAGCAGTAACAAGTGTAGATTTCTATCAAAAAGTTCCTTCTATACTTGTTGGTTCAACATATCTTCCTGACTTTAATTATACTTTATATATTAGTGAAAATGCAACTGTGTCTAATGGTTCAACAACTTTTTTAATGAGTGACACAGTAGATTTTTCTACTTCAAGTTCAACAGATTTAACTGAAATTACAATATATGAAACAACAGGAGGAAATCCAACATATTATTTGCTAAAAAAGACTCGTAAAGCTATTTCTTCCACTATTACTTCTCAAACTTTTAACTTTGGAAGTCCAGTTAGATTTTCAACAGTTGAATTAGATGCTACAAATTTAATTGGCATTTTAGATTGCACAGATAGTGATGGAAATAAATGGTATGAAGTAGATCATTTAGGTCAAGAAATGGTATATGATTCAATTAAAAATACTAACATTAATGATCCTAATTTATCTCAATATAGTAGTGATGCTCCTCATTTATTAAAATTAAAAAAAGTACAACGTAGATTTACTACTCGTTTTAGAAATTCTTCTACTTTAGAAATCCAATTTGGAGCAGGAACAACATCTGATTCAGATGAAGAAATAATTCCAAATCCAGACAATGTAGGTATAGGTTTACCTTTTGAACAAACAAAATTATCAACTGCTTATTCTCCTACAAACTTTTTATTTACAAAAACATATGGTATTGCTCCTTCAAATACTACTTTAACATTTAGATATTTGACAGGAGGAGGAGTTACAGCTAATGTAGATGCTAATTCTTTAAACACATTAAGTGCAACAACAAAATTTTCAAATGTAGGACTTAACAGTGTAACAGCAAATGAAATTTTTTCTTCTTTAACAGTCACTAATCCAAATGCAGCAAGTGGGGGAGGAGATGGAGATTCAATAGAAGAAATAAGACAAAATTCATCTGCTAATTTTGCAACCCAATTACGAAATGTAACACAAGATGATTATTTAGTAAGAGCTTTAAGTATGCCTTCTAAATATGGTTCTATAGCTAAAAGTTACATTGAACCTACAAAAGTACAAAATTTGTCAGCTGGAGAATCCAATAGTATTTTAGATTTATATATTTTAACTTATGATATAAGTAGAAAATTAACAACTTCATCTCAAGCATTAAAACAAAATTTAATTACTTATCTTTCTCAACATAGAATGGTAAATGATGCTGTTAACATTAAAGATGGATTTGTTATTAATATTGGAGTTAGTTTTGACATTATTATTCTTCCTAACTACAATAGTAATGACATTTTAACTAAATGTGTATCTGCTTTACAAACTCATTTTAATACTGATAAATGGCAAATGAATCAACCTATTATTTTAAGAGATATTTATATTCTTTTAGATAGAATAGAAGGAGTTCAAACAGTTAAAACATGTAATATAACCAATAAAACAGGTGTAAATTTAGGATATTCACAATGGGCATATGATGTTGAAGGAGCTACAAGAAATAATGTGGTTTACCCTTCAATAGATCCTATGATTTTTGAAGTTAAATACCCAGCAACAGACATTCAAGGTAGAGTAGTATCATTATAAAAAAATAAACAATGAATAAATCAGAATTACGTCAAATTATTAAAGAAGAAATAAATAAAGCTATTAAAGAAAGATTCCAATATAATTTATCTGAATCTCAAAAGTTAAATACTCAACAAGAAATGAAAAACTTAATGAATGATATACTTGAATCAAATAAAAAAGTAAAACAATTGATGAAACAAAAAGGATATGAAATTTAAACTTTTAGAAGATAATAAAAATATAGAAGGATATGTTAAATATCTAGATAATTTAATAATAAAACTAAAAGATTCTAACAAATTAAAACACAATGATCCTTTATATAAAGAATTAATTTCAACAAATAATAAAATTGCTTCTTGGATGAAAAATTATATATTATTAAATAAAGAAATTGATCCTAAAGATGAAGAAATAATGATAAATGCTATTTTAGATAGAGTGAATAGTATAAATAAAATTTTAAACTAATGGCCGTATATAAAATATTCCCAACTCAAGATACTACATTGTATTCTATGTATCCAACAATGAATACAGGAATTGATGAAATATTAGAAACTTCTTTAGATGTAAATGTTTCACCAACAACATCACCTCAAACAAGTCGTTTTCTTATACAATTTTCATCAGCAGAAATAACTGATGTTATAAATAATAAAATAGCAGGTGCTACATGGCAATCAAATTTAAGATGTTTTGTAGCAGATGTAACAGCCTTAAATGCAGACACTTCTTTAGAAGTATATCCTATTTCCCAATCATGGAACATGGGAACAGGAAGATATGGAAACATACCAGAAACACAAAACGGAGCAAGTTGGAATTGGAGAGCATATTCAGGCAGTAATATTTGGACTACAGGAACTTTTAATGTTGGAACCACAGCTTCCTATTCATCTTCAGTTTCTGTAGGTGGAGGAACATGGTATGTGACACAATCTTTAAGTGGCTCTCAAACATTTGGTTATTATGATGATAAAGACATTAACATAAATGTTACTAAAATAACTACGGCTTGGTATAGTAGTTCTATTCCTAACAATGGTTTTATAGTTAAACAAGAACAAGAATTTATTAATGACATAAATGTTCAACCTCATTTAAAATATTTTTCAATTGACACTCACACAATATATCCTCCATGTTTAGAATTTAAATGGAATGACACTATTATCAATTCAGGTTCATTACCATTTATTACAACTCAACCTTTTGATGTGTCAATAAATAACAATCCTGGAATATTCTACTCAGGGAGCATAAATAAATTTAGAGTATTTGCTAGACCTACATATCCAACTAGAGTATTTCAAACTGCGTCTTTATACACTCAAAATTCATACTTACCTACATCTTCATACTATGCAATAAAAGATTTAGACACAAATGAATATGTAGTTGACTTTGACTCATCATATACAAAATTAAGCATTGACACTACAAGCAGTTACTTTTCACTTAACATGAATGGTTTTGAACCAGAAAGATATTATAAAATTTTAATTCAAACTATAGTAGAAGGAAGCACAATTACTTTAGACAATGATTATTACTTTAAAATAGTTAATGGATAATGGAAGAAAAATTAGATTTAAATAAAAAATCATTTAATAAAAATCAATATGAGAAGGTTATAGATACTAAATTTTCTCAATTGGCTACTTCATTTAATGAAGCAAATAATCCACCATCCTTATCACCTCCTGTTTTAATAGATGAATTTTTTCAAAAATACAATCAATTATTTTTTGACATACCTAAAAATGGCGCTACAAATTCCCATGAGTATTTAATAAAAAGAAGCTCTGAATATGTAGATTTTCAAGTGATGAATGATGAAATGTTAGCTTTAATTGATGAAATAAATGCTTTACAAGCACAAAATTTAGAATTAAATCAAAAATTAGTAGATGCACAATTACCTAAAATATAATGGATAAAATTGTAAATATTCAGTCTGTAGATCCTAATAATTATCAACTGCAAAATTATAATGCCGAAGATGAATCACTTATTCAAAATTTCTCAACAGAAATAATTTTTGATTCTACTCAAGATTATTTAGAATATTTTGTTTTAGATTTAAATTCAAATGTTTTATATAGTAACACAGCTGGGTACAATAACTATACAATTTTAGGTGATAATATAATAATTGACCCACAAAAAGATTTAGAAGTTACTGGATATTTAGAAGGACAATATTATACAATATATAATTTTTTAAAAAGAAAACTATCTTCTTCTCCAAACAGTACTTTTTACATTCAAGATATAAGTTCTGACAGAACAGAGTTAAGATTAAATACTACTACAATTTCTTCTATAGACATAGTAGATTTAACAAATCAATTATCACAAGATATATTAAATAATAATTATTACCAAGACTTTTACTTAAATTTTGGAAATAATAAATTAGTAATAGCTGTTAACATAGCTTTAGATAATACAGATCCTAATGATCCAACAGTTTTAATAAAACTTTATGAACCATTACCATCAGAATTTAATGTAAAATCAACATGTTGGGTTGTAGAACAAATAGCAGAATCTAAAGCATATCAAATAGAACTTACAACAGTTTTTGATTTTACTCCAGTTTTAAATTATATAAGTGGTCCTAATTTAAATTTAGATCTTCAAGATCAAATAAATAATTCAACTCCTTATTACAACCAAAATACCTTAGCTTTAAATGCTTCTACTTTAGGAACAGGAAGTTTACTGTATCAAATCAATAGTTTACTAGCTGAAAAAGGAATTGAAATAAACATAGACTACACAGACTATTCAGAATTTGTACATTTTTCCTCTGCTCAAACAAGACTAGAAAATTTTTACTATAAAATATCTTTACTTGAAAATTATACTGCTAACAGTAATCTTGCTTCTACATCCCCAACTAATACTTTTATTTCCAGCAGTCAAATAATATGGAACAATAAAATAAATGACATTATAACTAATTTTGATGGATATGAATATTACTTATACTTTGAATCAGGCAGTTATGCTTGGCCTAAAGTAGCAGGTAGTACTCTTCCCCCATATGTAAATGTAACTACAGGTTCAGTTGCTGCAATAAATTGGTTTACTACTCAATCAATTTCCGCTTCATTTTATGACTCAGAAAACAACAACCATTTAATTAATGCCATACCAACATATTTAAGAGAAGATCCTCAAAATGCTAAATATGAGTTGTTCATTCAAATGGCAGGACAACATTTTGACAATATATGGGTATATTTAAAAGACATTACTAATAAATTTAATACTGACAATAGATTAAACTATGGCATTTCAAAAGACATAGTAGCACAAGCAATTAGAGATTTAGGAGTTAAAATTTACCAAAATAATTTTTCAGACGCAGATATATATTCTTCTTTAATTGGACTAACTCCTTCAGGAAGTACTTTATTATTACCATTTACAACTGGATCTTTACCTTCACCTGCAGGATTTGAATATATAAATACTTACATTTCAGCCTCTGATGTAACTGCTGTATTATCTTTAAATGATACAAATAAAGAAATATATAAAAGAATATATCATAACTTACCTATTTTACTAAAGAAAAAAGGCACACCTGAAGGTTTAAGACTTTTAATTAACTTATATGGCATTCCAGACACAATTTTAAGAATAAATGAATTTGGAGGAAAATCTAATTCTATAAACAACAATTGGGATAACTTTCAAGACCAATTTAACTATGCTTTTAATGTGTCCGGCTCAGGATATGTAAGAGTTCCTATAACAACAAGTTCAATTGCTATACCTACAGGCGCTTATGAATTTAGATTTAAAACACCAGGTATTCCAACATCAAATTTATCACAAAGCTTATTAGTAATGCAGCCTACTAATAACACAAATTTTTTCACTGTAGCATTAGAATACTCAGGCTCAAAATACACATCAGCTTCCTATTCTGGCTCAATAGCTGATCCTTATAATGAATATGGAACTTTAAAACTTATATCAACTGCTCTTACTTCTGCAAGTATATATTTACCCTTCTTTGACGGCGGTTGGTGGTCAGTATTAGTTAATAATACAGGTAATAATAGTTTACTTTATGCTAAAAATAAAATTTATGAAGGATATGATGGAAATGCTATAGGTTTTCAAGGATCTGGAAGTGTAAATTTATCTACAGGTACTTTTGCTAGTGCCAGTTTATATTTACCTTTCTCAAGTTCTTTAACTATAGCAACTAAAGTATATCAACCATTTTCTGGTTCTTTTCAAGAATTAAGATATTATAACATTCCATTAAGTGAAAGTCAATTTAATGATTATGTAATGGATCCTTACTCAATGGAGGGAAATTTACTAAGTGGTTCTCAATCGTCTTTAAGTAGTCTAAAATTTAGAGCACCTTTAGGGACCATGTTAGACAACAACACTAGCTCTATAGTTAGAACTTCTATTCATCCTTCATACACTTCCAATCCAGTCACTCAATCATTTACTTCAGGAAGTACCTATTATTTATCTGGTTCTTTTAGCTTTACACCTAACACAGAAGTCACATATCAAGACCAATTTGCTTCAGGTTTAAAAAATGCAGTAACAGAAAAAATAAAAATAACAAACACCATATATCCATCAGGTAATACTCTATCCCAATATATTTCTATTCAGCAAACATCACATGTAAGTGAAAGCTTTACAAGAGACATAGACTATGTTGAGGTAGCTTTTTCACCCCAAGATGAAGTTAACGATGATATTATATCACAGCTTGGCTCATTCAACATTGGTCAGTATATTGGTGATCCAAGACAAGTATCTTCTTCATTAAACTACTATCCAGATTTTAATGTGTTAAGAGATGAATATTTTTCAAAATATACTCATAGTTATGATTTGTGGGACTATATGCGACTTATTAAATTTTATGATAATTCACTGTTTAAGATGATTAAAGATTTTACACCAGCAAGAACTAGTCTAGCAACAGGTATTGTTATAAAGCCAACATTGTTAGAAAGATGTAAATATCCTTTACCTCAAGCTAATACCAACACAACACAAACATATGTAGGAAGTCCTACTACAAAGCAAAAAAACATACCATACTAAAAAATGCCATTAAAAAATATTATATTAACAGGATCAATAGGTAGTATTCCTACTCAGTCATATGGTCAAAAGATGTACATTTCATCTACTGAACAACAGTCCTTTCCAATAGAAAGAATTACAGGCAGCAGTGGAGGAACTTTTCAAAATTTCAATTCATCAATTGGACTTCATACTGGCACTGAATTATTCATTAATGTAACACAATCATATTCAGAATCCATTGACACCATAGCAGGTATAAGAACATTTCTTCATGACACTCAAGAAGAATTTATAAATGGAGAATTTAGTGGTTCTAATTTAATAGTGGCAAATCAACGTTTAATTGATGAAGATTGTGTAGAATTTTTAAGTGTAAACACAGCTTTAGTAAACTACAAAATCTATTTTTACTACTCATCAGCTTCATTATACAATGAAACACCAATTGCAAACTTTTTAAATAACAACACTTCTCCAAATGATGGAGAAATATATTTATATTGGAATAAAACAATTCCTGCACCATTTGATTTAAACCCAATTATATTAGGAATACGTTACATTAAAATAGCAAATAGAGACTCTCAAGGAAACGACAATACTTTATCACTTCAAGAATTAACTAGTTTAAGATTAAAATTTAGTGATGTTAGTACAGTATCAACTTATCCTATTTATTCTATAACCCCACGCTCTACTTATCATTTATATAGTATACTACCACAAATAAATGTAACATCATCTGCAGACAATAATGTATTAAATCATGCTTTTAGTGCTTCTGCTGCTACTGATTCATCAGTTTATGTTGCATCAGGTGGAATATATTATATTAATAGCTTTACAGAAAATACAGATATTTTAAATTACTTTAACCCAACTACAGGAATTTACACTTATGGTGACACTCCTAATCATACCATACACTATACATCATCAATATTTATTACACCATCAGGACCATCTCAACCAATGGCCTTCTATTTAAAGGGAGATTCAGGATCTTCTTTTGATATATCTTCTTCTATGACAATAAGTGTTGGAACTACTTTTACACTTAAAGGCACAGCATCTTTTTTTGAAACCCAAAATCTCCAATTAGTAGTAGGTCCTAAAGGTGAAACTGAAGATCATCCTCCTTATAGTTTTAGTCAAGTTCAATGGTCCTTTACCCAATCTCTTAGTCCATACAGCATTACCACTCAAACAATATTAGAACCTTACCTACTCCATAATTTTAGAAACACTGACTGTGATGTTACAATGAACAATGTTAGTGAGCAAGAAGTTAGTGGATTTTACAGAAGAGTAAACTACAACTCAGGAGCTACAATTCCAACTAATCAACAGCAGATCATTTCACAATCTGCAGAATTTGCAGATGTAAAAGATTACAATTACTCAGCGCGGGCTCACATTTTACCAAGATACAATGGTGTTAGAACAGTACAATTAAATGAAAATGTTTACACTGAAGGAGAATATGTTATTGATGATGAAACCACTGTAGATGTTGGTTTTGGCAAAACACCTTCTGTTCAATCTTTAGAAACATATTTTGTATATTTTGATTATTTAGGAGGAACCAATCCTGAACTTATAGGTAAAGCAGCAGCTCACATTTTATATTTAATAGACATAGATGGAAATATATTAACTCCTTCACTTTCAAGTTCATACTACTATAATTTAATTGACAACTTTGAATCAAATAAAAAAGCAAATGTTATATTAAATGCTACATCTGGCAATCCTTTAACAATAGGAGACATTCCTATTATTAGAGCAGGAACTATTCCTATGCCTATTATAGCATCTCAAACAGGAAGTCTTCCCTATCAAATCAACATTCAACCTACAATGTCTTTTGGAACATCTGGCTCTGCCATTCCAAATTACAATAGTATGTTTACTGCATCTGTTCAACAAACTGTCTCTGCAAATACCTTTCCACAAATAACGTTAGGTGGCACTACTTATGCTAATAACACAACCAGATCAGGTAATGAAATAACAATTGGCACTACTTCAAATTTATTATACATAGCCTTACAAATTTCCTTTCCAAATGGAATTTTACCTACAAATCTCAATTCAAGTTATTATCCTTTTAATAGTTTTATAAAATTCCAAGAGTCAACAGATGGAGGAGCTACTTTTAATATAATATATGAAGCTCCTTTTACAATGACTGGTCCTACTAATCTTATAAAACCCATCATTACCTCTCAACCTTTTAGACCAATAAACGGCTATAAATACCGAGCAGCTATGTATAATCCTACAGCGCAGTCTAATCTTATTTTTGATTTTGTTCAACTTCAAGTTATTCAAAATCCTCAAACAACAATACAAGAAGTACGCTCAGGTTCAGGAGGAGGATATTTCACATCATCATTACAATCTGCTAATGTACTAACAGGATCTTACTCTATGTCATTAATGTATAATCCTTCCAATCCATTAACTCAACAAAATAATACTCCTCAATTTTCATCTTCAGGTTACTATCCGTTTCTACCTTTTGCTATTCAGCCAGGAGACCAAATACGATTTGAAGGAGATGAAAATCAAGTATATGGAATAATTTCAGCAACACCACAATTTCACAATGTCTCAATGAGCATATTATTGGATGGTAATGTAGCAGCAGGTACAAATCTTAACTCATTTTTAATAAGAAGATTTCAGCCAAATCCAAATTTTATTACTATAGACTCTAATTTATCAACATACACTGGAGGTGGTGGATTTATTTTACCTAAATTTATTACTAATGAAATGCAGGAAAATTTTGACAAAAATGTAGTCTCTTTAAAAGAAAAAGGATTAATAACATAATAATAAAAACGTAATTTATCAATATTTATAATAAAATACACATATAAATGGGCTATTTAAACAACGCAGTCATTACATTAGACGCAATCTTAACAACCAAAGGAAGACAACTATTAGCTAAAAACGATGGTTCTTTTAAAATAACACAATTTGCATTAGCAGATGATGAAATTGACTATACATTGTACAATCCAACACATCCATCTGGTTCTTCATATTATGGAGAGGCAATTTTAAACATGCCATTGTTAGAGGCATTTCCTCAAGAAACACAAATTATGAAGTATAAACTTGTGACACTTCCTAGAGGTACAGCTAAGTTGCCTATTTTAGACTTAGGATACTCTAAAATTACACTTAAACAAGGATCATCTTTAGCTCTTTCTCCACAAACTTTAAATTATTTTGGTGGCAACACATTTGAAACTATGGGTTACACAGCTACAATATCTGATGTGCGTTTAATGAGCACATTTGAAGGAATAGGTGTTAACACTCCTGATGCACAAATGTTAAATACAACTACTACTTTAGGCACAAGTGTTTCTAAAACAGTTGTAGGAACTACTATTAATTTTAGAGCAACAACAGTCAATACATTGTTTGGTAGCAACACATCATTGTTTGCTACATTAACTGTAGTAGGTAGAGACAGTGGAGCAAGAGTTCAAATTCCAATAGAAATAACTAAAATATCTTAAAATATGGCCTTTAATCGTTTAGCACCTGAAGATTTTGTAATAAGTTCTGATTCAATAACAGCCACTTTGTGGTCTGAAGGAACAGTAACTTTAACAAATTTCAACTCATCATCAACTCAAGAAGCTGGTACTTCTGGAGATTTTTACTTAAATGTATTTCAAACTGGTTCAACTCTTTCAAGTGCAGCAGTGCAATTTGCTATAGCATATGGCAATAGATATGCCAGTGGAAGTGCTTTTTACAACAATGGAGTAACAACAGCCTCTCCAACACGTACTACTTATGGACAATATAGAAATCTTATATTAGGAGATGAAAACGCTCAATTTGTATTTGGAGCAGTTACATCATCAGATTTTTGGGTAATAAATATTGACAGAACTCGCTATAAAGAATCTTTACTTCCAGGTTCTTTAACATTGATACTTTCAGGAAGTCAAGTAGGATCTGGAGGAGGTAAATTATCATTAACAGATGATAGTCAAATTTCATCTACTGTTATTTTTAATGATGCTGGTCGTGTTTATCAAATTGTAAGTGGAGCAGCAGGAGTTGTATACACAGGAATTAATTCTAATGGTTATTCCACAAATTCAGGTTCATATGGATGGTTTATGCCAGATATTGGTGCTATTCTATTAAATCCTTTAGCTATTTCATCATCACTTCAAGTAGGTCCAAATCGTACAGTTAATTCTGATGGATTAAATTACCAAAGATTATTTACAGCTATTAGTGGAGGAGCAAGTTTTAAAATAAACAGTCAAGAAACTATATCTTCAGACTACATATTTATTAGAGCTAGAAATGCAGAATTTAACTACTCTGAAAATCCAAGCTTCATATCTGGCAGCACAGGAGAAATTGTGTTCAATCAATTTATAAACAACCCACAAACATTCCTTACAACAATAGGACTATATAATGACAATATGGAACTATTAGCTGTAGCTAAAATGTCAAGACCTTTATTAAAAGACTTTACAAAGGAAGCACTTGTAAGAGTAAAATTAGATTTCTAAAATGAATGGGCGCTTACAAACAATTTCTAGCTTCTGATATAGTTGTTACTCCTTTTACAGTAAATAAAAGTTTTACTTTTCAAGGAATAGCAGCGTTAACTGGCTCCAATGTAGGCATTGAAAGACTTTTAGGACAAAATATAACATCATCCTTATTTTCTTCTGCATCTGAAGCAACTACAGGATTGTTAGGACCTCAATTTCAAAGACTAGTTTATAGATCAATAAGAGAACTTTACTATTCAAATTACCTAAGTTCAAGTTATGGAGATGTTATTAATGAAGCTGTACTAGTACCAGGTAGAGATGTAGATGGAGATAGATTAATAGGCCCACCCAGTGGATTTACAACACCTTCTTATGACAATTACTTACAAACCACTTTATCATATTCTAAATTTTATCCTACAGCCTCAGATAGCATTATAGGAGTTATATCTATTCCTACTCGTTTATTTGGAGATTATATAAAACCCAACACATTTGTTTTTACAACAGACAGTGGAAGTTTAACAGATGATGGAGAAGGAAACATACTATTAAACTCCAACATAGTAGGAAATATATTTTACCCACATGGTATTGTAACAATTACAGGAAATGGTAATGCATATATTACTGCCTCAATTTATGGAACAGCATCATATGGAATATCAGCATATGGTGGTTCAACTTTTGCTGATGAAACATTAAATTTTATAACATCCTCAAATGTCACCTGTTCCTTTTCAAGTACATATACTATTCATGAAACACAGTACAAATGCACTATTAGAGAAAATGAATTTAGTTTTACTTTAAATCCAAGTATAACTTCAGGCAGCACATCAATTTCTAGTTCTATAGGAATATTTTCAACCCCAAGTGAAAATGTATATGGGTATGTTACTGAATCTTATTTTTCTCCTTACATTACTACAGTAGGTTTATATGATGAAGCACAAAATCTCTTAGCAGTAGCTAAATTAGCTCAACCTTTACCTTCATCACCAACAACAGACACAACAATTCTAATAAGTTTAGACAGATAAAAATGTGGTTACATAAAAATAAAGTTATAAATAAAATAGAAGATTTCCCTGAAAATATATTTGGATTTATTTACAAAATTACCAACAATGAAACTGGAAAGTTTTACATTGGTAAAAAACAGTTAATGTCTAAAACCAATGTTAAATTAGGTAAAAAGGAAAAAGCAGCACTACCAACACAGCGTGGTAGAACTCCATCTAAAAAATTAGTAGTTAAAGAAGCTGACTGGCAAAACTATTGGGGCAGCAACAAACCACTACTTGAAGAGTTAAAATTAGGTAAAGATAAATTTACAAGAGAAATATTAATGGTATGTTCAAGTAAAAAAATGTTAACATATTGGGAGGCAGCATATCAAATAAAATTAGATGTACTGCTAATAGACAGCTACAATGAAACAATTTTAGGACACTACTATAAAAAAGACTTTTTAAGTTAGGCATTTTAATATATTTTTATTATATTAATATCAATGGCTAACAATGCTTTAATCTACTTAATAGATTCTATTTTAGGCAAAGGAAAATCAACATCCAAAGGTAACAGAGCGTACCATTGTCCTGAATGCAAACACCAAAAACAAAAACTGGAAGTAAATGTAGAAGAATCTTCTATACATTTTCAGTTTTACAACTGTTGGACATGTGGTTTTAAAGGAAAAAAACTAACTACCCTATTTAAAAGAATAGGAACTGATTCAAGTAAAATAAATGAATTAAGATTTTTAATAAATTCTACATCTAAAGAGGACAAGTCAGAACTAACAATTGATAAAAAAATTGCATTGCCTAAAGAATTTATATCTTTAATTTCTCCACCCACATCCATTACTGCTAAACATGCCTTATACTATTTAAAACAAAGAAATATTAGTAAAGAAGACATTATAAAATACAATATAGGATACTGTGAATTTGGTAAATATTCTAACATGATAATTGTTCCTTCATACAATGCTAAAGGTGATCTCAATTATTTTATATCTCGCAATTTCAATAAAAATTCTACAGTCAAATATAAAAATCCAGATGTGTCAAGAGACATAATTGGATTTGAACTTTTTATAAACTGGAATGTGCCTATAATTTTATGTGAAGGAGTATTTGACGCTATAGCTATAAAACGAAACGCTATTCCACTATTAGGAAAAACAATACAAAAAAGTTTAATGAAAAAAATTATAAATTCATCTGTTAAAAATATATATATAGCCTTAGATAAAGACGCTATTAAACAAGCGTTAAATTTTTGTGAATCACTAATAAACGAAGGTAAAGAGGTTTATTTAGTTGATTTAAAAGATAAGGATCCCAGCGACATGGGATTTGAAAAATTTACTAATCTAATTCAAAACACTTTACCTTTAACATTCTCAAATTTACTTGAGAAAAAACTACAACTATGATAGAAAAAAATGTAAACGTTAATAAAAAAAGCGTTAAGAGATTATTAGAAATTGATGAGACTTCTAAAAGAGTAACAATAATGGACAATAGATACTACACCAGAAATGGAAATCTTTACCCATCAGTTACTAGTATTCTACAGTTTATGCCTAAAAATAAGTTTTTTGAAACTTGGTTAAAAGATGTAGGACACAATTCAGACATCATAATGAGAAAAGCAGCAGATGAAGGCACACAAGTACATGATGCTATTGAAAAATATCTTTTAGGAGAAAAATTAGCGTTAATTGATGAAAAAGGATTTTCAATATACTCTTTATTTGTGTGGCAGATGATTTTAAAATTTCATGACTTTTGGTTAACATATAAACCTACACTGGTAGAAAGTGAAGCTCATCTATTTTCAGACAAATATCAATTTGCAGGTACATGTGACTTAGTAGTAGAAATCAATGGTGTAAAATGGTTGTTAGACATTAAAACGTCAAACTCATTACACACCAGCCATGATTTACAATTGTCAGCATATGCTCAAGCATGGAATGAGTTGTATGAAGAAAAAATTGAGCGTGTAGGTATCATATGGTTAAAGTCTGCTAAACAAAAACCTGATAAAAAAGGTGACAACATGCAGGGCAAAGGATGGGAAATATATGAGCCATCACGCACTATTGATGAAAACTTTAAATTATTTGGATACATACATGAATTGTACAAATTAGAACATCCTAATTTAAAACAGTCATTTAATACATTTCCAACTGAAATCCAAATTAGTCCAACTGTTTAACATATTTATGACAAAGCCAATTTATGATTTCACTAGTACAACTTTTACAGGAAATATGTATCTTTGAAGGAGGAAATGTTTTTGGTACTACATCATCTATTAAAAAAGAAAACATACAACCAACCTTAAAAAAATTTATAATAGAATTAAAACAAATTTACCCAAAAGTAGATTTTAAATTTAACACATTAGGTTCTGTTGGTAAAAAAGATGAATCTGGAGATATTGACTTAGGTATGAGTGTTGACCAATTTATAACTAAAGATGGTACACCACTACTAGATAATTGGAACATTGATAAAGCAGAATTTGACGCTTTATATGAAAAAATAAGAAAACGTACAAGATCAGCTACTGAAACTCAAAGTAAATTAAGAGCTATGTTAGAATTAGCAGCTATAGATATTGAAAAAAATTCACAGTTTATAAACACTGACATTAAAGCAGCAGGTGGTGGTTCAATATTTTGTATGTTTCCTCAATTTGATAAAGAGAATAAAGAACTACCTGAAAAATCAGTACAAATAGATATTAATGTAGGCAACTTAGATTGGTTAACTTTCAGTTACTATTCAAATACATATAAAGATAATGTTAAAGGTTTACATAGAACACAGTTAATGTTAGCTATGTTTCAAGCCTTAAATATGATGTTTAAACATAGTACTGGTGTTACTTCAAAAACGACAGGAGAAACTTTAGCAACAAATTCTCAAGAAGCAATAAATGTATTAAATAAAGGCTTCAATCTTAGTTTATCTCAAGATATATTAAATGACTATTTTGAATTAATGAATGCTTTAAAGAAAAATTTACCTAAAGAAAAGTTAAATCAAATACTAGATATATATTTAAAAATATTAGATTCAACAAGAGCAGATATCCCATTTGATATACAAGACTATTGGATTGCAAATCAAGAACGTTTAGGATTAAAAGGTAAATTTTTACCAGACAATTCTAACTTAACTAAATATAAAAAAGTATAATGTCAGGATCAATAGGAGCAAATAGAATTCCAAGAGCTGCAGTTGAAACTACTCTTAAAGCATACATTGATAAAGTGCTGAAAAAATTCCCTGGATTTAAATCAGCTAAAATATCAGGTTCATATAACACTACAGTAAAACCAGATCATGGTGACATTGATTTAGTTATTAATATTGAAGGAGACGAACAAGATAGAAAAAAACTTAAACAAAATTTTGCAGCATATATATCATCATTGCCAGATGATATAACTATTCCTTTTACATCTGGTCGACATGTTGGCAAAAAAGCAGCCGGTACAGGAGACATAGTAATAGTACAATTTGCTATTGAAGGTTATCCTGACTTAACAGTTCAAATAGACAACATGATTGTTGCTTCTGAACAGGAAAGTGAATATAGAAAAAGTTTTTTAGATTTACCTGCTGAAAAACAAGGTTTGTTGGTTGGTTTAGCTAAAGCTCAATTGTTAGAAGAAGATCCAATAGAAATATTTAAACGTTTAGGAATTACTAACATTCCTAAATTAGACAAAAATCAAGAACTTGAATTCAATTTATCAAATAAAGGCTTAACATTACGTTTAGTTACATTAGGAGATAATTTTAAAGAATTAGGACGAAACGAAATATGGACTTCATTTAATTGGAGTGATGTAGAAAAATTATTTAAAGATTATAAACTAGATGGAACCTGGGAAGAATTATTAGAATCTATTAATTCTAAATTAAAAAATTCCCGTTCACGAAATCGTGTAAAAGGAATATTTAACTCATTAGTAGTAATAAATGCTGGTGAAGCAGGAACTGATAAAGGTAATAACAAATTAAAAGCAAAAAAGACAGTTGATAATCTCTTAGAAAATATGTTGTTTAAAGGTTTAGTTAAAGAACTAATTATGCCACTATTAGAAGATGAATTTCAAGAAACAATAGCTATATATCCAGGTAAGTTTAAACCTCCACATAAAGGACATTTTGAAGTAGCTAAACAATTAATTGGTAAAGTAGATAAAATAATTATAGCAATATCTGCTAAAGAACATGATGGCATAACTGCTCAACAAAGTGAAGCAGTATGGAAATTGTACAATACACTATTAGATGGAAAACTTGACATAGAAATAATTAAAGGTGCTCCTGTAGGATATGTACTTGATACTATTAAAGAAAATCCAAATAATCACTATGTAGCAGTATATGGTAAAGGAGAGGAAGGTAGATATAAAGCTATAGGTAAAGATCCTCGCTATATGAACGCTGAAATATTTGATGGAGGAACAGCAGAAGATGAAGAAGGTAAAATAGATGCTTCAAATTTAAGAATAGCATTAAATAAAAATAAAAATATATCTAAATTTTTACCTAAAGGTATTACTCCTGAAGAATACAAACAAGCATTAGGACTTTCATTAAATGAATTAGAAGATTATGAAATTAAATATTGGGCTTTACACGCTGATCTTTACAAAGCTTTAAAAGATAATCCAGATAAAGAATATGAAATTTTAAAAAATGAATTAAAAGGAGAGAGACTTAAAGCCTTAAATTATTTTTATTATAGTTATCTTGCTAAAGATGCACCTAAGAAGATTAATGAAGATAAAGAACAAAAACTTCGAATATTTGACTTTGACGATACATTAGCTCATGTTAATGCTACAATATATATAACTCATAAAGATGGAACAGAGGAAGAACTTACACCAGCAGAATATGCTGTATATGAACCACAACCTGGTGACACATCAAACTTTAGAGAATTTAATGCTGTTATTAAAAATGCATCACCTATAGAAAAAAACATAAATTTACTCAAACAAGCTGCTTCTGATTCAAACACTAGAGTTACAATATTAACAGCTCGTGGATTAGGCTATCCAGTTAGCAAATATTTAAAAGATAAATTTAATTTAGACATTTATGTAGTAGCATTAGGCAGTAGTGATCCACAAAAGAAAGCAGAATACATAGAAGATCAAATTGAAAAAGGATATTCAGACATTGAATTTATTGATGACTCAACAAAAAATGTAAATGCTGTCAATCAATTAAAATTAAAATATCCAGACATAAGATTAAACGCAGAAATAGCTGAAAATATACTCCTTGAAAATACATCATTTCAACTACCTGATTTCAAAACACATTTAACATCTTTAACTAAATATATGGTTGATCAAGGTATGAACATTAAACCATATCCTACGTTAAAAATCATAAATAACGATTTTAAAAACGCTGAAAACATGTTAGGTAAAACAGCATATTATGATCCAACTAATTGTTCAATCACTTTATACACATTAAATAGACATCCAAAAGACATATTGCGTTCATATGCTCATGAAATGATTCACCGCATGCAAGATAATGAAGGTAGATTGAAAAATATTACTACTACTAACACCAATGAAGATGGAGATTTAGAAGAATTAGAAAAAGAAGCATATTTAAAAGGTAACATGTGTTTTAGAAATTGGGAAGACACTATCAAAACTCCATTAAATGAATGGGTTGCAAATATTTTAAAATATAATTACACTCCAAAGCTTTCAAATAAAATTTTTTCTCAACTTCATGAATTAAAAGTAAATGAAATAGCTCTTAATTCAAACAATGCTGTTGAAATATATGGAAATTTAACCAATGGAGATTTTACTGTAGGAGAACATGATTATAATTACAGAATAATAAAATTAGATAAAAATCCATACAACAGTAACTTATTTTACAACATTGATTTTCATGAAATAGGAAATAAAAATCCTAATCCTTCTTCACCAACAGGAAATGCTAAGGAAAACTACATAAAAATACTATCAACTATGTATAAAATTATATTAGATTTTACTAAAGAAGAAAAACCAGAATATATAGGAATATCAAGTTTAGACGAAAGTGGATATGGAAATATTTACAATAACTTAACTAAAACAAATAAAATTCCAGACTACTCCAGAAAAGATGCAGGTTTACAATTTAAAGATAAAGATGGAAAAACTGGAAAGTTTATAATATTAAAAAGAAATAAAATATAAACATTTAAAATTATGAAATATAAATATAAATTAGTAGAAAACACAGGTGGAGAAGATACTCCTATTGGTGGTGGAAGTAAAGGTATTCCAAAATCTTCTGTAGATATAGTATTAACACCTTCTTCTGACACAACTGTAAAAGACATAGAAGATGCACTTTCCAACCCAGAAAACTATGAAGGAAAATTTATCACTGACAAAAATCTAAAACAGGCTGTAGATGATTTCTATGGCCCATCAGGTGGATTTGGTGTAAAAAAAGGAGCAGCAAAAAAAGCATGGAATGCATCTGATAAATCATGGAAAGAACTAAAAATTAAAGACATAAAAAAGCGCAATCCTACAATGGATTTTACTGAAATGAATTTTAAAGTTAATTTTGAATCACTTCCTGAAAAAATTCAAGATCCTAAAGTATTTTATCCTCCATTTCGAACTAAAGATGGAATAACAGCCATCCAATCAGACATTAAAAATTTAAAAGTTAAAGAATTACGTTGGGAAGAAAAAGAAAATACACTTATATTTAGTCATTCAAGTAATCCGTCAGTGGAAAAAACTAAAAAAATGATTAAAGATGTTATAAACACAGCCAATGAAAAAGGAGAAAAACAACTTGATTATTCTTTAGAAGAAATAACTGCAACTGATGAAAACAAAATACGTGAAGTAATTAAAGAACAATTAAAAAAATTAATAAACAAAAAATAAGTTATGTCAGATCACACTTTAAAAAAACCATTTGAACAAAAAGACATTCAACGTCTTCGCAATCTGGTTCAAGGTAAACATGGAGATAAAACAACCATAGGAATTGGTTATGAAAAACAGCAACAATTTCATAGTGAAGGTGACATATGGGAAGTAGATGGAAGACAATGGACTATCAAAAATGGCATCAAACAAAATATTACTAAGTTAGACAAAGCAAAAAAATCAGTAGTTTTGCCATTATTTTGTCCATGTTGTGCTAGTTTAATGAAAAATAGATATGATAAACTGTTTTACATTCAACACAACAGATGTTTTAATTGTCAAATTGATTTTGAAGCAAATCTTCGCAAATCAGGTTTGTGGGAAGAACACAACAAAAATATTATCAATTCAGACATAGATCATACCATTAAAGACTACACTAAATGGATGGATGAGATTATAAATAATGACACAAATGATTCATTTATTACAGAAGCTGGCGACATTGAAAGCTGGGTTGGATCTTCTAAAAAAAAGTTATTAGAAAATAAAGAAGAAACAATAAAATATTTGCAAAACTTAAAAAAACATTAAACTTAACATAATTTCTAATATTTATAATAAAAATTACAACAATGAATAAACAATTCGAAAACATGCAAAAATTGGCTTTTGGTAAAACACTTATCAATGAATCCACCAGAAAAATGACTAAATCTGCATTCACAACTCAAATTAAAGAAATGATTTTGAATGAAATGAATGAAGCTAAAAAGAAAAAAGATGAAAAAGCAGATGTAGCTCCTCAAGAAGATGTAGACATCAATGTTGACAGTGAAACTCCACCAGTGGAAATGCCTACAGATACAATGGCGCCAGAAGTTGGCAACACAGCTGACATTAATCCAACAGTAAAATCAATTCAAGATTCATTGCAAAAAGCATTTGCTCAAGCTAAAGAATTAGGTGACGCTAAATTGACAACTCAAATTGGAAACACAATTACAATGCTTGTGAGAGATCAAGTATTAGGTGGTGGACAACAAGCAGTTGCTGAAGGTATGGAAGAAATGAACGACGAAATATTTAAAAAAATAAGTGCAGCAGTTTCAGATGAAGATTATAATCGTTTCATAGATGCAGCTACTGCAATATCTGAGGATTTAATAAGTAAAGGCTTTGAAGCAGAAGATATTTATGACTATTTAAATAATATAACATTAAATGAAGCATAATAAACAATAAACAATTAAACAATAAACCAAAAACCAAAACAAAATGACACAAGAACTATTTGAACAAATTAGTGGGTTGTATGAAACAGCAAAACTAAACCATGAAGAAACAAGTAAAGCAGCAAAAGGTAGAGCTCGTAAAGCACTATCAGAAATGAAAAAAATCATTGCTGCTTACAATAAAGCATCAGTTGCTGAGGCAAAAGCAAAATAAACATAATGGGGAGAGAAATCTCCCCATTTATTAAATTTCACAAAATGGGTAAATTAACAGAAAGATTATCCACTAGAGAGTTAGAACTTAAAAACCAACTTTATAGTCAATATAAATCTAATAAAAAAGAATTTGTTAAAAATTATAAAGATAAGGCAGAACAAGTAATGACTGGACGAGCTATTAAAACAGCTAAGAGTATGGCAAGTAAAGAACAAAAAAAGCGAATAAGTGAAATGATCAAAGTTAGTTTAGCTAATGGACCAGCTGAGGAAATCAATTCAATAGAATATGTTCAAAATCGCAAGCCAGTTAATGAAAAAAATCCTATAGACACAGTTAGAATGGACATTCCATTATTAATTCGTGTTATGGAATTTGCTAAAGAAGATGCTAAAACAGACATGGATTTACACTCAGCAGCAGAAAATATGATTGAACTGTCTAAAAGTGACAGAGTACTTAACATGAATGATTACAATAATATAGTAACACCAGATGAAGAAAACCAAATAAATGAATTGGTTAAAAAGGTAATGACAAAATTAAAGGCCTAATAATGACTAAAGACGAATTTAAAGATAAGATAAAAACACTAGTTAAACAAGTGTATGCTAAAACTGAAAAATCATCTGAAGTAAATTTAGACAATCCATCTAATGTGTCTTTAGACAGTGTTCGATTTCCAGTGTTAGTAAAATTTCCCACATTAAATGACATTATTGTTAAACTATTAACAGACCAATTTGAACTATTTTTAAAAGACATTGAATGGGTAGCTCCGCGCCCAACCACATTTCGTATTGTGTTAGCAAATGATCAAGTGTTTTACTTGATTTTTACTGACAGAACATGGATTGGTAAAGTGGAAGGCAAAAAATACTACTTATTAAACTTAAGTGAAGAGCAAAATTGCATTGAATCTATAGCTCGAATTTTAGCTTATGGAGCTAAAGTAGTAACTGATGTTCCAACTGAAACACCAGTACCAGAATCACCTACTGCTCCTGAGACACCAGTAGAAGAACCAGCACCTGAAGCAGAAGCACCAGCAGAAGAAACAGTTCCACCCCAAGCGTAATAAAATATGGCAAACGAACTAAAAACATATGGTGATTTAAAAAAATTAATACAAGGTATTAGTAGACAACAAAAAGGTGAAAAAATCCTATCTAAAGGAAAAGAAGTTGCTTTAGATACTCTTTTAGGCTTCATTCCATTTGCATCAGCAGCAAAAACCACATTTGATTTTATGCGTGCTGCTATATCTAAACCAGATGGTAAAAAAACAGATACATGGTTAGATAAATTAGACATTGATGATGATATGTCTAAAATAGTTGATGACACTGTAGAAAATGGATTTATGCAAATGATGGCTAAAACTATAGAAGGAGAATCTGATACTAAACCTTTAGAACAAGATTTTAACATGAATGCTAAAATGGTGGACTATTTAAAAACACATTATGGTGGCAGAACAGTAGCAGGAATAAAAGAAAATAAAATAAAAAATAAAATGAAAGAATCACAATTACGCCAAATCATTAAAGAAGAAATTTCTAAAATAATAGAAGCAGAAGTAGCTCCTGCAGCCCCAGCTATAACTACAGCAAAACCAGCAGTAAAACAAACAGCCGCTTCAACTGCATATCAAAAAACAGCACAAAAAGCAACAACTGTAACTTCAAAAGCTGCTCAAATTAAAAGTATAAATGATTTACCAGGTGTATTTGAAGTTTGGTTTAGTTCATTAGGACTTAAAGGACAAGCAGGTGTTAGTCAAACAGCTATTTTATCTAAAATAAGAGATACCCTAACAAAAATGGAAATAAAATAATGGACATACTAGACATATTTTTAAATAAATACTCATATAAATTTCCAAAAGGATATCCTGACATGAACAATGAGCAGGATGTTTTATTAATGGAAAGTTTATTGAGTGAATTAGAAATAAATAAGGAAGAAACTCCTGATTATGATGGAGAAATATTAAATTTATTAACAACTTTATCTGATGAAGAAGCTAAAAAGAAAGTTATTAGTTATTTAAATAAAATAAATAAAAAAGAAGATAAAGATGATGACAAGTTAGAAGCAGAACTAGAAAAACAATTAAAATCAAAAAATATTAATGAAGAAATTACAGAATATATTACATTATTAGCTTCAAAATATAATATAATTCAACCATTAAAAGACTACTTAGAATCTAATAAATTATTATCATTAAATGATTTAGATAAAGATGGAAATTTATATAACATAATAAAATCAAACACAGATTTTCCTGAAGCATTTATTAAAAAAATAATAAACTATACCCCTAGTGAAGGAAATAAAGCTTTAGGTATTGGTGAAATAGCATTGGTGTTATTCACTAACGGTGAAAAACAAGCAGTAGGAGATATTGGATTTGGAAATACAACAGTTGAATTAAAAGGATCTGGAGCTAGATTTCCAGGAAATGGAAGAGGTAGATCCGGGGATATTAGCTCAATATATCAAGATTTTGCTAAAAAATATCCTAATATAAAATTTAAAACTAAAGAATCTTCTCTTAGTGTTTATATAAGTAAGATTCTTAATCAAGATCCAAATAGTTTAGATTTTATCAATAAAGAATTAAATAATTTATATCCAAATTCTGAAAATATAAAAATAGAATCTGGAGATGATATTGGAATTATTAAAAATATAATCTATAAAAAATATATAAGTAGTTATGTAAATTCATATAAAAATAATTATTATATGCTTATATCAAAAAATACATCAGACTATAATTTATATACACCTGATGAACTTATAGATGCTGTGGGTAAAGGAAACATACCTTTTACAAGTAATGTTACAAAATCAACTTCATACCCTCAGCTAGCTATCTAATATTTATAACCATGAATCGTATAACAAAACTTATAAGAGAAATACTTGCAACACCTCCAAAAAAAGACTCATGCAACTGCGGTTGTCACTCTTGCAAGAATGTTGGCAATAAAGGACCGGTAATCAATGAGAATCTAAACGCTCGCGTAGTAATGTCAGAGGATATGAAATATCATATTACTAACAAATTATCGCTTATTGAAAGCCACCTCCCATATGGAACAGAAGCCTTTTTAAATTTATGGGCTGAAGCGCGTTATTTATACTCACGTGAAGCAATTCATGTTAATGAGGCAGACAAAAAAATACTAGTTGAAAGTAATTTAGGCGAATATGGAATGTACAAAGGTAAAAAAGTACCCTTGGATTTAACAGAACAAAAACATATATTCACCTTAAATAAGGGTAAAATTAAAAAAACATTAAATGAAAATTCTGCTGAAAAACTTTACAAAGTTGAAGGATTGTTGGTGACTAACAATGATCTTTTATTTCAAAAAGAATTAATTTCAGACATTAGATCAATAACAGGTGTCACAACAGTAGACACTCGTGAATATATACCTCGCTTACCTAAAGCAAATTATTCATACAATAAATTAACAGTAAAAATTGATCCTTATCCATATTTAAAAAACGGTAAATTTGACATAGAAACTATAAAACAAATTATAGTAAATATTAACAACATAAGAGGAGTAGTTAAATTTAAAGTTGAAAATCCACAAATGATAAACATAGGAGTATAATTATGAAATTAACCCAACATGACTTTCCAGCAATACAATACTACACTGAGGAACATCCTAAAACACAAATATACTTACATCACACAGCAGGTAACGCTGATCCTTTTGGTACATTTAACTTTTGGGCAAGCAATCCTATTAGAGTAGCTACTTGTGTAACCATTGGTGGCAAACCAAAGTCTAACAGTTCTTGGGCTGATGGTGAAGTGGCACAAGGATTTAGCAGTAAATATTGGGCATACCATTTAGGTTTAAAAACTGACACTTTTAAAAAAGAAGGTGTTGTGTATAAATCTTTAGATAAAATATCTGTAGCTATTGAAATTTGCAATTTTGGACCTATATCTTTTAAAGGTGGAAAATATTATACTTATGTAGGTTCTGAAATGTCTAAAGAGGAAGTTGTAGAATTAGACAAACCATTTAAAGGCTATAAACTATATCATGCTTACACAGATGCTCAAATTGCAGCTGTAAAAGATTTACTGTTACTTTGGAAAGAAAAATATAAAATTCCACTAACATACAATGAAGACATTTGGGACATAACAGTTCGAGCTCTAAAAGGAGAACCAGGTGTTTACACTCACAACAGTGTACGCACTGATAAATCAGATGTTTCTCCTCAGCCTAAATTAATTCAAATGCTTAAATCTTTATAAAATATATGAACCCAGTAATAATAGCATCTGTTATAGCAGGCATTTTAGGACCAGTATTAACATTATTTATTAAAAATTATTTTGACAATAAGCAAAATAAACCAGACATAGTAGCTGAAGCTTTAGAAACAAGCACTAAAATAATGGTAAAATTAGATGCAATTAAAGAAGAATTTAAAGCAGATAGAATTTGGATAACACAATTTCATAATGGAGGCAACTTTTATCCAACAGGAAAATCCATGGCAAAGTTTAGTGTGATTTATGAAACAGTAAACATAGGTGTTGGTTCTATTCAAAATATGTTTCAAAACATACAAGTAAATTTGTTTAGTAAGAGTATTAATGAATTACTAGAAAACGACAGCATACAAATAGCAGATTATAAAGATGAAACAATAGCAACTTTTGGATTGAAATACATAGCAGATGATACAGGATGTAAATCTGGTTACTTATTTACAATTAAAACTATTGACAATAAATTTATTGGTATTTTAGGATTAGACTACACAAAAAAGAAAGCAAAGCTTACAGAAGAAAACATAAATGAATTGTTAAACTATGCCACAGCAATTGGTGGAGTATTATCTGGACATAAAGAATAAAAGTAATGATAATAGAAAAAAACATACATAAATTTATAACACACATTGTAAACAATTTGTTTCCTCTTAACGAATATCAAGAGGGAGAAATAAAACTTTTAATAAATAAATTTAAGCAAGAAGCTGAAGATTTAAACATTGACATTAATGACACTCAACTTAGAAAATACATTGAACGTTTTGACCAATTAAAAGATTCTTCTAAAATAGAAGATAAAAACTTACGCAACTATCCTTTAAGTAAACTAATAAAATTAGTTACATCATCAAAAGGTGCAGATGTTGAAGATGAAGAAACAGGTCCAGATGTAGTATACAGTGAAAATGGCATTACAGTTTACAGTGGAGCAAATGAAGAATTATGTCAAAGACATAGATCTGAGGTTCCATGGTGTATTACTAAAAGTGCTTTTGGAAATTACAGATACAGTAAAGACAGAGGATTTCCATCATTTTACCTAATAAAAAATGACACAGATGAATATAGGGATAATGAAAAATTAAGTTTTGTAGCAATTCAAGTTAGAGATGGTTCATTTCCAACAAATAAAAAATACATTTGGACTCCTAAAGATAATCGACCAAATGAATCTGAACCAATGGGTTGGAGTAAATTAACATCAGATATTCCATGGTTAACTCAAATTCCAAACATTGAAAATATACTTAAATACATTCCTTTATCTTCTACTGAAAAAGCTACTCAATTATATGGTAAAGATGAAATAACAATACGTGAATGGTCTAATCTTCCTTTTGAAATAAAAAAACAATATTTAGTAATTAGAAAAGAACTTACAATACTATTTAAAGATATTACTATAGATGAGTTTGTGTCAAAATATTTACCAAAATACCCTCAAATAGCTACATTTATAGCTACAAATGCTGGTGTAATTGCTCCTAAAATATTAGTTAAAAATTTAGATAAATTTTCCAATAATGATAGAAAATCTATTATTGAAAACTTAAGAGAATCATTTAAAACTGATGAATTAAGTAAAGATTTTCTTCCATTTGACGTAAAATTACTATTAACAAAATTAAAAAAATGGAATCTTGGCTCAGATGAAAGAATATACATTACTAAAAATAATGAAGCTATAGTCAAACTAAGATTTACATCAGGTGATGTTCAAATGGGAATATTTACAGCAGAAGATGAATATCCAAATGTCAAATTAAACACTCGTACCTCAAAGTACTTACTTGACTATCCAGAAATAGATGAAATTCCATTCAATACTCTTATTAAACTAACAAATGATGAAGCAATTGATAAAAGTTTTATTGAAAAAGTAATAGTAAAAGCCGAAGAAGATCCAAACTCAGCTATAGTAATTAAAGATGTAGAAGATGGTAAAATATTATTAGATTCCAACACATTTACTTCTTATAAGATTAAAGATGGTAAAATAAGTTCTATACCATTCAACGATGAAGAAGTACAAAACGTATTAAGTACAGAAACTAACAATACTGGTTTTCAAGAATCAGCTGTTAATTTAGTATTTCAACAAAAAGATCTTTCACCTTCAATAGATAAAAATGCTTTTCTTAACATATTAAAAAATACTCCATACGATAAAAGAACAAAAGATGGTTCAGTAATATTAATTGATGATAATCCAGAATCTACTAATCCAATATTTGCTATGCCAACTGAAATTCCATTTCGTATTAAAACTGGTTTTAGTTATGGAAGGGGGGATACTTGGAACCAATATTTTTCTAGAAACCAAGATTTAGATACGGACACAATTAAACCATATTTTAATTATTTAAGAAGTAAAAATGTAGGATTTAATGATGAAACATTAATAAGATGGTTAGACAGCAGTTACACTGGTCTTTCTAAAAAAATAATATCATTAAATCCCCCTATGGAACCAAATAGTATATACTATCCAGCAGTAATTGGAGATAAATATGTACTTATCAACAAAAGCAATCCAGCAGCAAGTAAAGCAATAGGTAAAAATAATACATTTGTTAGAGCAAATATACCTCTAAGTGTAGCAAGAGAAATAACAGGTGTAGGAGCAGAACAAACTCCTAGAGCGCCTAGAACACCAAGACCTACAACTCCTCAAGCAGCAGTGGCGCCTAATACTACAGTAAACAATGTACTTGATTTTAATGGATTAACAGCAGGATTTAATAGTTTACCAACAAGTATAAAATCTAGAATAGGAGGAGGAGACATTGTTCCTTACAATAGACGTAATGCATCAGTAGACGCAATAGGTAGAGTTCGAACATTTATACAAAATGGACAAAGCAAATTTTACATAATCAGACTTAATAGTGGAACAATGATTGGTTTTGCCACCATGCAACCTGACGCTAGACATTATATAGTAACTGCTACTACTTCCTATCAAGTGCCAAGAGTAGGCCAACTAGCATCAGTGTTACAACAGCGAAATATATCTGAAGGAACAAAAACAGCATTAAAAATGCACGCTGCTGCTTATCCTGAAGAAGCAAATGAAATAAAGAAAATTTTACAAAAATTAAAAATAAAATGAAACTAGACGAATTAAAAAAAATTATCAAGGAGGAATTAAAGTCAATTTTAGAAGCAAACACTCCTGAAAAAAAACCAGGTACAAAAGAAGCACCTCCAAAAGAAAAACCAGGCACAACTCCAAAACGTAGAGGATTTGATAAACCTGAACCAGGTGTAAATCCAAAACCAAAAGCATCTTTAAAAGAAACTGAAAAAAATCTAGTAAATAAAATTACAGCTCGTTTTTTAAAATCTAAAAAATAATGGGAAAGTTACTAGAAATTGAATATGAAAAAATATTCAGACCTGAAACAATGGCTAGTCTAAAAGGCAAGTCAGGTGAGTCTCTTAAACAAATGTTAGGCAACAAATCATTGATGCAAACAATAATGCGTTCATCAGAATTAATACCTGAAATTATTGAAGCAGAAAAAAATCACATCACTACACTAGAAGGAATAGCTGTTGACATGGTTACCCAAGCATATCCTATCATTGACTATGCTAACATCAGAATTGATGCTAAAATAGTTACAATGGGAGACATTGCAATTCCACCACCATCAGAAGAAGAAGAATCACTTCCTAATCCTGAATTTTTAGAGGCAAAAAGACGTATTATCAATGGTATTACTCAAGGTGCATCAATTAGAGGAGCATTTGCTTTTTATTTGTTTAAAGAGTACTTAGACCTTTTAGACGACACTTTAGTAGACAAGTATGGTGAAATTTTAAAACTTTCATTTGGCATTTATGACAGTGAAGAGGCAATTGCTATGTTATTGGCAATGATAGCACAAAATAAAAATATGCCAGGTGGTGAAAGTCAAATGGAATATGATGAAGAAGCTCAACAATTTGTTATTAAAGCTAGAGCCATTTGTTTTCCAATGTTAGTTCATGAAATTGTAAAAGGATTGTATGAAATTGTTGGCACACAAGGATTTGGGAAAGACAAAGAACAAAATAAAGCAGTCATAGGAGCAGTAGACAAATTGTCTAATGAACCTCGTGATTTCCAGTACGGTAAATTCATATATGATTCTTTAAACAACTTATATGGTGAAAGCAACATTAATGATGCTCGTGTTAGAGAATTGTTTTTTACTGAAGTGTATAAATTAGACGAAGAAGAATTTGTTAATTTTATTGAAAATTTAATTAACAACAAATTAACCACTATCCAAAAACAATGGGCTATGGGTGAAATGAAAGCAATTGAAAAAGATCTTAAAAAAGATGACACTGGTTTAGAAAATTTAGACTAAAAGTAAAGATAAAATATTAAGTAAAAATACTGTGATTAAACTATTAAACATATTAAAAGAAACATTATTAGAAAGTGATCCTAAAACAGGTACAGGTAAAAAACCTAAAGGATCAGGTCGTCGCTTATACACAGATGAAAATCCAAATGATACTGTGTCTATTAAGTTTAAAACTAAAGAAGATATAGTTGACACATTAAATAAAGATTCATTTAAGACTAAATCACACGTTCGTCAATCACAAATTATCAATTTAATTCATCAACGTGTTAGAGCATCATACAATAAAGCTAAAGATTCTGAAGTAAAATCTCGTTTAAAACGTGCTTTAGACTATATTGAAAAACGTAAAGAAGCATCTAAAGCAAAAACAGAACGTTTGCGTAAATTAAAAGAAACATCAGATCCACAATCAGGTAAAGCAGCACCATATGGTTCTGGTTATGCTCCTATTAAAAATACAAATTTAGAAGAAGATACACTTACAGAAAAATGTTGGAAAGGATACACTCAAAAAGGTATGAAAACAATGTTTGGTAAAAAATATCCAAACTGTGTGAAAAAGTAATATATTTATAATCAAATTAAACATAAAATAAAATGAACACAGAATTTTTAAAACTAGTATCGTACTTGTTCCACTCATCAACACAAGTTCATGTATTCCATCTTCAAACAAAGTCATACGCTGAACATAAAGCGTTAAATAAGTATTATGACGGAATAGTTGATTTAACAGATAGTTTAATTGAGTCTTTTCAAGGCAAATATAATATCTTAACAGGATATGAAAACTATGCTTTAGACGACTATAAAGACAATGCTCAAACTATCGTATACTTTAAAGCATTATTAAAAACAGTAGAAACCTTAAGAACATCAGTATCAAGCGATTCATATTTGCAAAATCAAATTGACACTATAATCGAGTTAATTACATCTACTTTGTATAAATTAAGATTTTTACATTAATATAAAACACAATGATAAAACTACTCCAACTATTAACTGAAGCTAAAGAAAGCTTTGAACAATTTGCTAGTACCAGACTAAAAGGTGCTGAAAAAATAGCTGACACTACTCAAGAAGCAGGTGGACTATCTTTATTAACTTACAAACACTATAAAGTTAAATTACCATACTATAAAAAAGCAGCAGCAGGTAAATTAGACAAAGAAGCTGCTAAAAAAGAATTTAATGAAACTTTAAAAAGTATTTCATTAAACATGACTCAAAATGAATTTCAAACTGAAATGGGACGTTTAGAGGTATTAGGAGAATTATTAATAAGAGAAAAATAATGATAAAACTTATAAACATATTAAGCGAAGCTGAACTAAATAAATGTCCTGCTCCAACTCAAAACATTGAACTTAATCTTCAAAATAGACAAAAGGCAATTAATGAGTATGGTTATGGACCTTTAAATCCAAATAAACCAAATGATAAATTTTGGCAAGCTAAAGTAGACATGTGGAAGCTTGATTCTGTAGAAGAAGCTAAATCATCTCGTTGTGGTAATTGTGCAGCTTTTGATCAAACAACTAAAACATTAGATTGCATTGCCAAAGGTATTGGAAACGATGAAGGATCAGAAAATCCATATGATGTTATTGATGCAGGACAATTAGGATATTGTAGATTTTTAAAATTTAAATGTGCCGCTGCTCGAACTTGTGACGCTTGGGTTGTTGGTGGTCCTTTAACAGATAATAAAACTGTATGATTAAACTAGTAGAAATATTACAAGACATTTTGGCTGAAAAGAAGCTATGCCCTAAAGGTAGAGCGTACTATAATCGTCGTAGAGCAGCAGGTGAAAAACCTTCAGCTTATCTTTCTGGTCGTTCTGTCAAAGTGTGTAAAGGATTAATGGAAGAAGATGATTTAGATTTACATGAATCACTTCGTGATTGGTTTAAAAAAGAAGATTGGGTTAGAATTGACACACAAGGTAACATTACAGGCCCATGTGGTACAATGAAAAAAGGTAAAAAAACAACTCGTTGTTTACCTCGTGCTAAAGCAAACAGCTTAACTAAAGCTGAAAGAGCAGCCACATCACAGAAAAAAGCAGCATCAGACAAACAATTTGTGCCTAACACTAAAAAAGCTAAAGTAAAACTTACAGAATTAAGACAAATTATTTATAATATAATTAATGAATCATTACATTTAAATGAAGACAATATAGATGAATATGATGTTGAAAGTCCACAAGATGTAAAAGAATTTGTTCAGTTTATGCGAGAGTATAAACAACCTCTACATGAAGCAGAGTACCATGGTCGTAAAGTACAACTTGGCAAGCCAATGCAAGGTGA